TTCTTTGTAGTTTTTGGCTGGGGTGTTGTGACTTGTGGCCAATTAGCAAAAGAGCATGACGACTCTAGAGAAGAAGTTGAAGTGATCTACAACGATCAGGGAGAGCCTATCCTCTTTCGTCTAGACGATGGAACAGTTTATAGTACAGGGAATTAGCCCCTCCGGGTTTTCCCTCCTTTCCCCGGTGGGGTTCCGGCCCCACCCTGTATCCCCGGCAGGGTGGGGCTGTCGCGTTAACCCTGACTAACCAATTTTATGTGTAAGTCTGGCAGAGGTAATACTCGTCTATGACTGGAGGTGTGTTAGCCGGGACCCCTCTTGGGGGTTTCTGGCGCGCTAGGATGTAAGTAATGGGCAGGAAAAAACTAAACAACAAAAAGGAAACTGCGCGGGTTGTAACTTTTGAAGGTGGACCTTGCGATGAACAAGAATTAAGAGTTGCTGTTCCTCTCGCTGAACGTATTATGCTTGATATGGGTAGAGCACCTTATTACAGGAAGGGACCGGGCTTATCTGTATATGTGTATGATCCAGACAGAAAATATGAATCGACAAACTCTCTTGCTGCGCCTACCACGAATAGTCGTTCAGGAGACGTAGGCTAGTGGTTATGCTTGGCTCAACTGCACTCATTATTTGGGGTTCTGTAACTCTCGTTGCTATGATTTTGTCACTTATTGCGCGGACAGGTATACGAGAAAAAGTTACAATCACTGCACTTTGTTCGTCAGTGGCGGCTGGAGCATCTGGTGGATTCACGGTTAACACTGCGACTGGTTTGTTTGTTTCTGCTGGAATGTTATTTATGGTCGCTTGGTTATTAGGCTACGAGGGCTGATATGGGTTTCTTAGATGGGTTTAGATTCAGAGGTCACAACCGTGATGGTTGGGAAGGCTTAAGCAGCGGGAAAGCAAATGTTTTTTCCGGTGCAAGCATGAACCAATACGGAGTAGGGGGCGGTAAAAACACTCCTTACAAAGATGACTGGGACGTAGAGCGTGCTGTGACGCATGGTAACGACAGAGTTACTTGGGTCTATAAGAGCGTTTACGCTATTGCTTCTAACGCTGCGAGGCTCCGGGCGTTCATAAATGATTCTGATGGCAACGAAAAGGGCGATCATTTCTTATTGCCAATACTTAACCGTATGGCTAACCCTTACCATGACGCTTACAATTTCCGCTTTCAACTTTCTTCTCAAATCCTTCTCTCTAAACGAGGAGCATTTATTGAGGTGACACGTAATCGTCTTGATGAAATAACGAGCCTCTCTTTATTACCGCCAGAAAAAACTTTCCCAATTCCAGATGCGAATAAATTCATTTCTGGTTTCAAAGTCGAAATGCCTCACCCTCATCAGGACAGGATCATTCCACCTGAGAATGTTGTTTGGCTTCGGATACCTCACCCTATTGATCCTTACAGAGGTCAGTCTCCTTTAGAGTCTTGTGGACTTGCTACTGAGATTGATTATTTTGCAAGGGTGTTCAATCGGAACTTTATGATTAACGATGGGCGACCCGGCGGAATTTTGATGGTCAAAGGTGAGATGGACGACGATAGCGCAGACGAGTTACGTCGCCGCTTCTTGGGTAACACTGGTTCTGCTTTAGGCGGGGCTGGGCGTTTAACAGTTATGGAAGCAGAGCACGCAGCATATTTCGATACTTCTATAACGAACCGTGATTCTCAATACGCTGAGTCGAAACAGTTGGCTAAAGAAGAAATTCTCATGGCCTTCGGCGTTCCTGAATCAGTTGTAGGTAATGCTAAGAACTCGACTTTCGCTAATGCGGATACGGAACTTGAAGTGTTCTGGAGAGAAACGATGCTCCCACACTTAATGCTTATCGAACGTGCGTTCGACCGTATTGACGGTTCTGAAGAACTAACTGTGAAATTTGATCTTTCTGACGTAGCGATCCTTTCCCGTGATGAAAGAGAAAGAGCCACATTCCATTTAGATGAATTGAAGAATGGGGCAATAACAATCGACGAGTACAGGCAATTAACTGGCAGAGACCCAGTTGGCGCTGACCACTTGTTTATTAACAGCAACCTTATGGCTGTGGGTCAGGTATCTGAAGAAGGTTCACCAAGTGGGCCATCTTTAATACAAATTGTTCCTCAAGGAATAGCGACCCCGCCTCAACCTGCTCCGACTGCTCCCCCAGTGGAACCTGAAGCGCCTGCTAGTACTGTTCCTTCTGTAGATACCCCGATGGGGGCTATCACTCCTATGAAATCTGAGGAAGGGGTCGAGGCTAAAGCCGATGATGCGGTCCCTTTAGACGAAACGAAGTGGGGATTCCATTACGGGAATCTTTGGATTGACAAAAAAGAGGCTGACCTCACTCGGATGAGAAGAGATCAGCAGTTGGCAAGAATAGAAGATTCGATTGCTATTCAAGTAACTTCACTTTTCCAGAGGCAACGCAGAGTTGTTTTAGAGAAATGGAAGTCACGCAAAGTACGCGAAAAAGTAAACAAGGGTGTTTCTGTCACCGTTGGTGAAGTGTTCGATAGTCCGAAATGGGATAAGCAATTACAAGACGATGCAACGTCGTTCCTTTCAGCAGCAATAGTTGATGGCGGTAATGATGTAGCGATGATTATTGGAGAGAAAGCCTTCGATACTGAAGATGCTTTAGTTGCTGCAGCGATCATTGCTGGGCTTGAACGCATGAAAGAAATCAACAGAACGACAAGACGGCAATTAGAAAAAGTTATCTCGAAGGGACTAACGGGCGGTAAATCTGTCGATGTTATTGCTGAAGGTATTGAAGAAGTTTTTGCATCAGCAACAAAGACGAGAGCAAGAATGATTGGCACCACTGAAGCGTCTTTCGCTGTCAATGAAGGCCAAATGATTGCTGCTACACAGGCTGGGTTGAGATACAAGGTCTGGCTTTCGATGCAAGATGCAAAAGTTAGACACACTCATACAGATGCAGATGGGCAAGCGAGACTACTCACAGACAGGTTCAGTGTTGGCGGTAATGCAATGATGAATCCCGGCGATCCTACTGCTCCTCCAGATCAGGTAATAAATTGCCGATGCACAATGTTATTCACAAATGTTCCTGCAACAGGGGGACTTCTTGAGTTCGGAGTTGACTCGGCAGGCATAGATTCCGCCCGTAGCGGCTCCCGTATAGGTAGCATTGTCGCAGGCGGTTTGGCTGCTACTGCAGTGGCTAGAACAGGTAGAGAATTAACATCTGAATAGTTAGGCTATATGCTCCCACTATTTTGCAAGAAGTTCCCGTAGTCTTAAAAGAAACACGGTCACAGGAGGCCAGAGAAGTGGAACTTTCCCACAAGAATGCGCGAGTAGAAGCAAAAGCGATAAATGATATCGAAGGAACGGTTCAAGCCGTTGTCTCTGTCACGAACATTGTTGACAATGTGAATGATGTCATTGAACCCGGTGCTTACACAAAGACTCTTACGAAAAGAATGCCTAAAGGCGTCTGGTCACACGATACAACTATCCCAGTGGCTAGAACTTTATCTGCAGAAGAATTAATGCCCGGCGATAACAGGCTTCCAGAACACCTCAAAGCAGTAGATGCTGGAGGGGTGTTAGTGAAAATGCAATTCAACCTAAACACAACACGTGGACGTGAGGCTTACGAAGACATTAAGTTCTTTGGCGGAGAACAAGAATGGTCAATCGGCTATTCAGTTCCAGAAGGCGAATCCGAAATGAAGGGTGAATCTCAAACCCGCTTTATCAAGTCTCTTGAATGGTACGAATACAGCCCAGTTCTTTTTGGTGCTGCTCCCGGAACCTCGACTGTAAGTGTTAAAGAAACACCCGTTGAGCCTAAAGAATTTGATTTAGAAGAGATGGAACTTAAAGGCCCTACCCGCAGCCATAAAACCGGCGTGCGTGATGAAGGCTGGTATGACAAGACTGCGTATAGGAATATGCGGTCACCAGCAGATAAGGCTTATTTCTCAAAAATCTTTGCCTACCATATTCCCGGCGAAGACCCAGCAATGAAAACAAACTACACATTTGTGCATCATTTTGTTGGTTCAGATGGGCGTCCCGGGCCAGCAGCCCTTTCAGCCCTACAAAACACATTCGGACTTCTTAACGGTGCTCGTAAAGGCACTAAGTTGAGAGGCTCAGACCGTAAGGGTGTCTATAATCATATAGCACGGCACTATAGAGATGATGGCCGCACGCCACCAGAACTAAAGTCCGATGGGTATATAGATGCCGTTATGGAACTTAAAGAAAATCTTCCCGAAGGCATCCAAGAAGAATTGGATGTTTTAATAGAGGAAGGTAAAGAAATAACCGAAATCAAGTCCCTACTGGAGGACACTATTATGGCTAATGATGCCGAAATCAATGAGACCACCGAGGAAGAGGTCGCACCAGCCGGTAGTGATCTTCAAACGGTACTAGGCGATGCAGTAAGAGCACTTAACACTCTTTCTGAACGCTTAGAAGACTTAGAAGAGAAGGCTGGCGATACCGCTGGTTTCTCAAATACTGATGCAGATTCAGATGAACGAGGCGAAGGCGCTGGCGAAGCCGCACCTGACGTTGTTGCTAACCTTTCTCATGGTGGTACTTCCACTCCTGAAGAAATGGAAGTAGAAGGAACTCCTGCTGGAAACGCTGATGCTAAAAAGCCAAAGAAAGCCCCTAAAAAGGCTGAGGCTGAAGAATCAGAAGAATCCGAAAAAGCAGAAGTAGTTGAAACTGAAGTTGTCGATGCTGAAGTCGAAGAGGCTAAAGCAGAAGAAGTTGAAGAAGAAGTAGAAGATACTCTTTCTTTCAAAGAACTATCAGAATTCCAAAGCCTTCTTTCCTTTTCTGACCTCGGAGAATAACCGAACAACCATAGGTCGCACAACGTAGGACGCGTTGTGTGTTAAAATGATGTGGACAACTAGAAAGGCTGTTCACATGAGTGACCTGTATTCAGAAATGTCGCGACAAACAAATAGAACGCCGCGTTTACGCATAGATGAAATTATGGATTCTATGGAAGACGACGACAAGCAATCTTTGTTAGCCGCACTTAACGACAGAGGTGTACAAAACCAGAGAATATCTCAAGTTTTGTCTGAACGGGGTTGGCCGATTTCTTGGCACGCCGTTAAGAATTGGCGCATGAGGAATGTCGCTAAATGAGCGCTAAAAAGAAAACCGATCTCGCTGGGGATTTCAAGCAAGACCTAGCAAAGTCTAGATTAGGCAAAATAGCCGATCTCCTAGAAAGATCAGGCATAGAGGCAGAAGAGATAGGAACTATTGAAAAGGTTCGCATCTCTGAATGGCAAGGGATAACTAAGAACGAAGAAGGCGAAGCCGAAATCCATGATCTTGGTGGCGTCTCTGTTGTTATTAGTCCTGCTTGGTCTGAAGGACCTGAATGGCCAACGATCCAACAAGCAGCGCCTATAACGATTAAACCTGCTCCAAAGCAAAAGAAAGCCAAGAGCAAATATAAGACTGCAGTCATTCTCCCTGATCCTCAGATCGGGTTCCGCATGTATGAAGATGGGACAATGGACCCTTTCCACCATGAAGAGTCAATGTCTGTTGCTATGCAGATCACCAGAGAACTTGATCCTGACCTGATAGTAAACTTGGGCGACTTTCTCGACTTCGCAGAATTTGGGAAGTATGAACAAGAACCTGCTTTTGCTAAAACTTCGCAGGCTTCTATCGACAGAGGTTATAGGTTCTTATGTGAGCAAAGAGCAAACGCTCCTGATGCTCACATAGTCCTTGTAGAAGGAAACCATGATCGAAGGTTACAAAAGGCAGTAACTAACAATACGGCTGCCGCTCTTCACTTGAAGCGTGCAGATGTTCCAGAAGATTGGCCTGCTTTGTCTGTTCCTTTCCTTTTGAGACTCGACGAAGATCATCTAAAAGTTGAATATGTTGGCGGTTACCCTGCTGGGATTTATTGGATTAACCAAAACCTTGCATGTATACACGGTCACATAACGCGGAGTAATGGTTCGACTGCTAAAGCGGTTGTAGATGATGAACGGACCAGCATCATTCATGGGCATATCCACAGAATAGAGTTACAGCATAAAACACGTAGAACTTTCGAGGGAGCGAAAAGAAGTCTTGCGGCTTCTCCCGGTTGCCTTTGTAGGATCGACGGTTCTGTGCCCGGCGTGAAGGGCTCTACGGACCCTCACGGAAGACCAGTCAATGCAGTGGAAAACTGGCAACAAGGTTTTGCAATAGTAACTTACGAAGAAGGTAATGGTAATTTTGATGTCGAACTCGTTCCAATCTCCAGAGGCGAGGCCATCTTCAGAGGCGAGTACTACAAAGCCTGAAGAATATGAGGGGTTCGATTCTGAGATTCCGCAGGCTTCTGAATTCCCGGTAATAACTATCGTCCTTTCTTTTGACGATCCTTCTGAACCTAATCATGTTGATCTTGGTTCGGTTCCTCCTATGGTTGCGGCGGCAGCGCTTGCCCGCATATCGAAAGAGTTGAGTTGTCTTCACTGGCCAAGCAGAGTCACTTATGGCGGAACAGTTGTTTTCGATCCTATGAAGCACGCCAGCCGTTTTGAAACTTGGGAAGATAAAGAAGATGAAGGCTTTGATGACTTTGATGACGAAGGCGATCTTGACCTGAACGAATGAACCGGTCAACTTAATGTATGTGGCAAATGTCACACCCCTCACATAGGCTTACACCATAAGTGTGTAAGAATACTATTCAGCGAGGTGCTTACCTTGTGTAAACTTGTACACCCACTATTACCAAAGAGGTAAAACAATGGCAGTAGATTCCCACCTTAAGGGACTAAAGTCTACCCTTCGCGATGTTCTTGCAGACAACGACACAATCGTTGCTCACGCAGAAGCAAATCGTGAAGAAGGTGGACCAGATATTCAGGTCGAGGCCAAGCACCTGACTTCATTCCGCGAAAACCTTGGAAAGGCTCGTTCACTACGTGAACAAATTGAGGCTTTAGAAGGTCAAAAGGAAATGGCAGATTGGGCAGAGGAAACTCCTGCTCCAGAAGCCGCTCCAGCATTTGAAGCCAAAAGCGTACCTTCGTCCATTGGTCAAGCATTTGTAGATAGTGACGAATACAAAGCATTAGATGGTGGCCGTAATGGTTACACCATGAACGCACCATATAACTTCAAGGGAGACCTTGGTGGAATGTGGCAGCGTAAAGACGTTTATACAACGCTTCCTTCCGGTACTCCAAGTCAATTTGGAACTCCGCAACGTGATGCGATTGTAGAACGTGCACATCGTGCAATGCGTATTCGTGACTTGTTCAATGTTCAACAAACCAATACAAACCTAGTTGAGTACTTCCGTGTAACCGGATTTACCAACAACGCAGCAACTGTAAGCGAACGTTCAGGTTCTCCTGAAACCTTCACTTCAATGGCAGCATCAACTTTGACCATCGCTGGTACGCAAGCACCAGTACGCACTATTGGTCACTATGAAGTTGCACACCGCAACACTCTTGACGATGAAGCCGCACTTCGTGGAATTATCGACAACGAGTTGCTTTATGGCCTTCGTTTGGTTGAGGATGATCAAATCCTTAACGGAAACGGTTCAGGCACTAACCTAACTGGTATTACTCAAACAAGTGGTATCAGCACCCAAGCCAAAGGTTCACTCACAGGCATCGACGCGATACGTAAAGGTATCACCAAAGTCGCTCTTGCCTACTATGAGCCAACCGGCATCATTATCCACCCTAATGACCTTGAAGGTTTAGAGTTGGAAAAAGATGGAGACAACCGTCACATGATGGCTGCTTCCATTGCTATGGGTAGTGAAGCAAGAATCTGGCGTCTTCCAGTTGTTGAAACTTCAGCAATTACGGAAAACACAGCCTTGCTTGGTGCTTTCGGCATAGGTGCAACTCTGTACGATCGCATGGAAGGTTCTGTACGCGTTAGCGAGAACCATAGCGATTACTTCGTACGTAATGCAGTGGCAATTCTCGCAGAGCAAAGAATTGCTCTCGCTGTGAAGCGCCCAGAGTCTTTCGCAACCGTAACCGGTCTGTAATCGACTTAGCGTCCACCTTTTAGGAGGGCGACTAAAAATCGGGTCACTTCGGTGGCCCGATTTTTTAGTTTTCACTCTCGCACTTTTCTTTTTAGATGTGTAGACTGCCTGTATGACAGTTGACCTTATGAAAACGATTATCCTTACTTCTGACATTTATGAAGAAAAGGACGGAGCGAAGAAACTTGTAGGCCGTAAAGGTGAAAGAGTTTCTCCAGATTTCGCCAAAAAACATGGCGTTGAATCAGCACAGGTTCCTCCAATGGAATCTAAAGTTAGCGGACCTACTGATCGTCAAGATCAGGTCCCTACCTTAAACAAACGCCTATTCTAGGTTTCCTCTTTTGAAACGATCAGGACCGTTACGACGGAATACTCCCCTGCGTCGAAAGACTCCGCTTAAGCCAATGAGCGATAAGCGGCGGAAAGATTTGAACAAACGTACACGTGTGAGGGAGGAAGTTCTAAAGCGGGACAGGTATACTTGTACTGCTAAAGAAATACTCGGACATATCCAATGCTGGGGTCCTCTAGATGTTGATGAGATCATCGGAAGAGGACGAGGCGGAGATTGGTTAGACCCCGATAATTGCCAAGTCCTATGCAGAGCGCACCACACTTGGAAACATGACAATCCTGCTGAAGCCCTTGAACTAGGGCTGTCAGATAGGTTAGGACCAAACGATGAAGACACTAGCAATATTAGCAATCTTGACGGCACTGTTTCCTCTGACTCAGAGTCAGACAGCACCGACTGAATCTAAACGGGCTGGTTACACTCGGGTGGTTCGTGACGAGCCAGTCGCAGTCCCGGTGCAAACAAGTACTACAACTATTAGTTTCCCTGAATCTCAATTAGATATGAATTGGGTTGAAAACGAAATATCAAAAGTTGAATTACCTGAACCTCCATTAACTCTTCAGGATTTAGTTGATAAGTATTTTGAACCAGAAGATAGGCAATGGGCTTTGCGTGTAGCGTTTTGTGAATCTACTGGGTTCCCAGAAGACATAACTTCTGATGCTGTCAATAGATCAAGTGGGGCAGCAGGCTGGTTCCAGCATCTTCCAAAGTTTTGGGAAGAACGAAGCACGAAAGCGGGAATTCCCGGCGGCGACATTATGGACCCAGAAAATAATGTTTATATCGCTAGTTGGCTTTTATATGAAACGAGTCAAGGGACTTCTCACTGGTATCCTTCCGAATATTGTTGGGGAGAATAATGGCGAACAAGCAACAATGTGACCACTCTTGGAAATCTCACCATGTTGAGTATCGAGAGACATGGCCTCAAGATAAAAAATGGAAATGGGAAACTTGCAAGAAGTGCAACAAGTGGAGAAATATAGGCCCTGAATAACCTATAAGTCCACTGCCTCCGTATTTATGTGGGAAACTATATAAATGCAGGAAAACGGAGCACCCTTTTGGGTAGAGAGGCCAGAGTGGCAGAAAAAAGGGGCTTGCGCCGGGGTTGAAGACCCGTCAATATTTTTTCCTTCGCCCGGTGACACTCAATCTTTAAGAGCGGCCAAAGAAATTTGCACTCAGTGCCCAGTTGTGCTTCAATGCTTAGAGTATGCGTTCAACAATAAAGAACGTTATGGAATTTGGGGTGGGAAGAGCACCCGAGAACGCCTTCTGATTATGAGGGCCAAACGTATGTTAGAGGAGGGCGAAGCCTAACCGATTACGGGCATCTTTAAGCGTAGGCTAGTGATATGGCTGTCATAACTTATCTCGATTTACAAGAATACATGAATAAGACGTTTGACTCTGGTGAACAGACGGCAGCGTCTTCAATTATTGGCGCTTTAGAGCGTGAACTTTCTTTGATCCTTAATCGTTCGTTGTCAGGAGTAACCGTTACCGAAGAAGCACACTTGCTTCAAATCGGGCAATCGCAAATTTTCTTAAAGGAATATCCTGTTACTGCTGTCTCGGCAATAAAGATCGGGGAGTTAGGTTCCGAAACCACTGAAACGGTAAGCAATTACGATATTTACCCGTGGGGCATAGATAACTTGCGTGTAGTTTCACAGGGGCTTAGTGCTCTTATTACTTACACGGCAGGTATGTCTGCTTCTGATACTCAGAAACTTGAGGCAGTGATGCTTCGTGCTTCTGTTAGGGAAATGTCGGCTGTTCTTGCTGACGCTCAAGGGTTGAGAAGCCTTTCGGTTGAAGGAACAAGTTACACACTGGCCAATAACGGGCAGGGTGGTTTTACTGACGACGATTTGAAGCATGTAAGGCGTACTTTCCGTAGAGGAATTTTCTAATGCGGGGGGCGCGGCATTCCCTAACTGTCCGGCAGAGAAGTGCTACTACTGACACTGAAGGACGAGTTTCTTACTCCAATAGTGATTCGACTGTTAAAGGTTCTGTCACCATGAGGGCTGTGGACACATTGACCCCAGATGATCGTGGGCAGTTCGCTCAGCGAGAAACTTGTGTCGCTCTTGTTCCTTTAGGTACAACAATTACTGACAACGATCAAATAGTTGTTGCAGGTATTGATAGCACTATAAATGGGACGTATGACATTGACAGCATTCAGTACA